CCTTGGCATGTGAGAGGTGATTGATGGCCGAGAAAAAATCTGACTTAGGCTATGTTGATATTCCTCTTTCCCGCCCGATGAACATCGACGGGGCACAGATCAATGTCTTGCGTATGCGTGAGCCGACAGTTGCCGACCAGCTTGCGAGTGAGGAAATGAAAGGAAGCGATTCCGCGAAGGAAATCGCTATGTTTGCCAATCTCTGCGAAGTCACCCCCGACGACATAAAGCGGCTGACCCTGAAGGATTACAAGAAGTTGCAGGTCGCCTTCATGGGTTTTATCGGCTGAGCGCGGACTACATCAGGGCCGGTGTCCTCGCTCTCGCCTCACATACCGGGTGGTCCTGCGCGGAGATACTGAGTATGCGCACTTCGCGCCTTATTTTCTGGTTGGAGGGCCTCCCGAAACGTGGCGACTAAGAATATCGGCATATCGGTCATCATCGGCGGCGCCATAGCTGGGTCGCTGAAGAGCGCCCTCGGGTCGACGCGCTCCGGTCTCAATGAGGTCGGCAGCGCAATCAATAGTCTCAAAGCCCGCCAGAAAGAACTCAACGCTGTCATTTCTGAGCAAGAGAAACTTGGCCGGTCCGGCAGTGCTCTAAAAGTACAGTACGCCAATCAAGAGTTGGGCATCATCAATAAGCAGATCGAGGCCCTGCGCCGAAAACAGCAAATCATCAACCAATCCCAAAAAGGCATGGAAGCAGGCCGCAGCAAGATGGCGAGCGCCGGCCTTGCCTTGGGCGCCGTCACGGCCGCAGCCGCCACTGCCTTTGTGCCGGTAGTCCAGGCGGCTGCCTTTGAGAAGGCTATGCTCGGCGTCGCCAAGCAGGTCGATGGGGCACGTGATAAATCGGGCCGGTTGACGCAGGTCTATTACGATATGGCCCGCCAGGTGCAGATGCTGGGACGCGAGTTGCCGATGGCGACCAACGAGATTGCGGACATGGTGGCTGCTGGCGCACGTATGGGCGTTGCCCGCGATGAGCTGATCGGCTTCACGCGCACGGCTGGAATGATGGCGTCGGCTTTCGATCTACCGGCGGGTGAGCTGGCCGAGCAAATGGGCAAGATCGCCGGCCTGTTCAAAATCCCGATCCCCAATATAGGGGCCCTGGCAGACGTGATCAATTACCTGGACGATAACGCCATCAGCCAAGGTGGCGACATCATCGAAGTGCTGAAGCGGATCGGCGGCACCGCCGAGTTCGTGAAAATGCCCGCCGCCGAGGCCGCCGCGCTGGCGAGTACCTTTCTCACTTTGGGCAGCACCGCCGAGGTGGCGGCCACCGCGGCCAATGCGGTCATGCGCGAATTGTCGATTGCCACCATGCAGCCGGGGAGATTTCAGGCGGGCCTGAAAGCCATCGGCATGACGGCATCCGAGGTGCAAGCCGGGATGACCAGGGATGCTACCGGGACCATTCAGAAAGTAATGGACGCCATCCGGCTGTTGCCGGAAGAGACACAGTTGACGGTTGCCACGCAGCTATTTGGTAAGCAGTACGGCGACGACATCGCAAAGCTCGCAAGCGGGGTCGGAGAATACCGCCGCCAGTTAGAGCTGGCTACAAGCGGGGATGCCATGGGCAGCATGGCCCGCGAGCATCAGGCGCGGCTGCAGACTACTACCGCGCAATGGGAGATCGCCAAAAACAGGATCGTAGAGGTCGGGGTGAACATCGGGGCCGTCCTGTTGCCGCCGATAAATCAGGCCATAAACATTTTTGGCGCGGCTACAAGCGCAGTTGCTGATTTTGCTCGGGCGCACCCTACTCTGGTCGGCAACGTTGCCGCCGTGGCTGGCGCGCTGGGCGCGATGTTTGCCGCAATCAAGCTGGTCAGTTTCGGCGTCGGCGCGGCCACTTGGGCCTTTAACGCGCTTCGATTGGCCCTGATCACCAATCCCATCGGCCTTGTCCTGGCCGCCATAGCGGTCGGCGCGGCGCTGATAATCAAAAACTGGCAACCGATAAGCGCATTTTTTAGCGGCATCTGGGCTGGTATCGAAGATGCGGCCACCTGGGCGTGGAATAACATTAGTAATGCTGTGGTCTGGGCATGGGATAGTATTAAGCGTGTTTTATTGGGATTTACACCCCTTGGGATAATAATCAATAACTGGCAACCGATAGCTGGATTTTTTACCAACATTTGGTCGGCCGTTGAAAATGCGGCCACTTGGGCTTGGGATGGCATCAAGCGAATATGGCTGGATTTCACTCCGCTTGGCTTGATAGCCTCAAACTGGCAGCCGATAAGCTCTTTTTTTACCGGCCTCTGGTCGGGCGTTGAGAATGCGGCGATCTGGGCCTGGGATGGCATCAAGAGTATCTGGTTGGATTTTACCCCGCTTGGTATAATAGCCAAGAACTGGCAGCCGATAAGCGCATTCTTCACGAGTCTTTTCGCGGATATTCAGGCGACCGTTTTTGCCGCCATCGATTGGATTATTTCAAAAATACAGACCGTGGGCGAGCTATGGAACAAAACTAAGGCATTCTTTGGGTTCGGCGATGAGACGAAACCAGAAGCCGGGGCGCAAGCTGCACCTGAGGGCGGCGTGGTGAAACCTGGGGCCGTGGCACAGGCGGCTCCTACCAGCGGAAAGGCGTTGCCAACCCCCAGCATGGCGACCGCAAAAGGCGCGGGAGCGACAATCAATGCCCCGCAGACCAACACCATCACCATCAACCAGCAACCGGGGCAGGATAGCAAGCAGTTGGCCGATGAGGTGGCACGCCGTCTCGCCGAGCGTGATGCTGTACAGCAGCGGGGGCTGATGTACGACCCGGCGATGGGGTACTGAGCGTGACGACTGATTATAAGATAGGGGCCTCGGTGATGTTGCAACTTGGGAGCTTCCAGTTCAGCGTTCAATCGGCGGCCTATCAGACATTGCAGCGCTCTACTGAGTACCGCTGGCCGGCGCAAGACCGCTTCGGCAAAGAGCCGGCGCTACAGTATGTCGGACCAGGAGCCCCTACCATCTCTCTCGACGGCATTGTATACCCAGAGTGGCGGGGTGGCTTGGGGCAGTTGGATGCCCTGCGCACCCTGGCGGCGGAGGGCAAGCCGCAGACGATGATAGACGGGCGCGGTAATATCCTCGGGCGCTGGGTGATCGAGCGCGTGGATGAAAAGCAATCCGTGTTCGCTGATGCCGGTGTCCCGCGCAAGCAGGAATTTACAATAAATCTGCGTCTTTACATCGGCGACGAGGAAATGTCATGACCACAATCTATGTCACGCGCACCGGTGACACGATAGATTACATCGCCTGGAAATTCTACGGAACCACCGCTAATCAGCTGATCGAAGGGATACTGCTTGCCAATCCCGGCCTAGCCGAAAATGATCCGTTGCTTCCTGGGGGCTTGGAGATAATTCTGCCAGAGGCCGAATTGCCCGTGAAAGTAGAGGGCGTGCGGCTATGGGATTGAGGCCGGTCTATCGCCTGCTTGCCAACCAGGAGGATCTCACTAATACCATCCGCCGCCGCCTGATTTCTCTTCGCTACACCGACGAGGCCGGATTGGATTCCGATGTGCTGGAGATCGTGCTCGCCGATAACGAGCCGGATCACCCCATCGAGATACCGCCTACCGGCGCCGAGCTGGAGCTGTACTTGGGGTATGACGATATGGCCGAGCGTATCGGCCTGTTCATCGCCGACGAGGTGGAGCTGTCCGGCTGGCCCGGGCAGATGACCATCCGCGCAAGGGCGGCGCCGTTTGAAAAGTCGAAGGCGGGGAAAATCAATCTGCAATCGCAAAAAACACGCGATTGGGATGCCGGCACTATGCTGGGCGATGTGGTTAAGGCGATAGCGTCCGAGCACGGACTGATCCCCGCTGTGGCCGAGGACCTGGCATCTGTCGTGTTGCCGCATCTGGCGCAGATAGATGAGTCGGACATCAACTTTCTCTCGCGCGTGATCCGGCGGTATGACGCCGTGATCAAGCCCGCCGGCGGCAAGCTGGCACTCGCCAAAATCGGAGAGGCAAAAACGGTCGGCGGCCGGGACATGTCCACCGTTACCCTGACGCCGAGCGACGTATCAAGTTGGCGCGTGAGCATCACCAAACGAGAGACATCCGGCTCTGTAATCGCCTGCTGGCACGAGACCGAGGAGGCCAAACGCCACGAGGTGCAAGTCGGCGATGGCGAGCCGAAGACACGGCTGAAGATGTACTATGCGAATCAAGATTTGGCGCGGGCTGCGGCTGAGACCGAGCTGAGAAAGCGCGAGCGGGGCACGGTATCGGTGTCCGTTACGCTCCCCGGCCGCACGGACCTGATGGCCGAGGGGCGATTGATACTGAAGGGATTCCGCGCCGGCGTCAATGGCGAATGGAGCATCAAGCGGGCGGAACATAGTCTTGGGAGCGGCGGCTATACCACGTCGGTTGAGGCCGAAACGCCTAATACCGGTAGCGCGCCGAAAGTCGAGGACGTGGCCGATTGAGGGTTTTCCACCATCCCCGGAAGAGACAATAAGGATATATCATGACAATTTCACTTTTAGTGGAAGGCGTGATTCTCGTTTTAGGACTTGGCTTAATAACATGGCAGATAAAGCGATTATCGGCTAAGGTGGATATGATCATCCAATCGGAACACAAGTGTCGAGAATCGTTGCCGTACAAGTTTGCGATGAAAGATTCACTTGGTGAACTATGGGCGCGGACTGATAAGATCGAAGCTGGGCTGAAATATCTGGAGGGGAAGCTCAACGGAAAATGATGAAAGAAGGAGTGAGTGATGCCTTTTTTGTCGATCGTAACCCGTAATCATCCGAGAGTGCCGGACTTATTTGAGAAGTGCAAAGCAAGTGTCGAGATGCAGAAGGACAAGGACTTTCATCATCTCGTTCTTCATGATGAGGAGGGCAGAGGATTGCATTATGCGAATCGGATGCTCTACGAGAATAGACATCTGGTAACCGGGAAGTACGTTTTTATATTGGATTCCGAT